TTTTTAGTTCAGTGTATGCTTGTTGGTTTGTTATGCCCAGTGTCTTTGCATATTCCATCACCCCTGGCGAAAATTGATTGGCTTCTGGGTTTGAAGTCTGTACTTCGTGAGCCAACACATCGTCCAGTGGAGCCCCGTATTCGTTTAGATGGACCAATGACCTATTATGCAATAACTCTACTAAACGTGCAATAGGTGGATACATCAGACTTGCAAGCTCTCGCTTTTGTATATACAAATCGTTTAACTCATTTTGTACGCCAGGCATAAAGCCACCCTTGCCTGCTTGCAATGTGCGCTGAAAGAACTTGTCCTTAATATAACTATTATTCAGTGCATTGTATTCTGGATTGACTGGAAGTGCCATTCCAAAATTTGTATCTAAGATACAAAAGCGCATAATAGACGCTTCCCATCGTGCCCGTCCGTGTTGATTGAATACACAGATGATACCCCAATTAGAGTGATCAAACAAAAATTGTTTCATTGATTGCCTTTGCTTATGTTTCTTTTTATTTTTTCCCAGGCACCGTCAGTTAGTCCTGTTTCAATATCAACAATACGAGCTGTAACTGTAACACGCCAACCGTTGCCTTGAATAACATGATGTGGAAGATTGGTTCTTACTAAGGCACTCGGTGCGTTAGTTGTTGATTCAAAAATAGTTGGTGGTACATTGTCCCAGTCGATCTTGCCTGCCTTTAGATCCATGACCCAAGGATACGTGTAGTCTAAAATTTTAGTACCGCCAAGATTGACATCGTAGTCATTATAGCCATCCCCTGTGTCTGGGAACCAGCGTATTGCGCCATGGCCTGTTGTGAGATCATAAAAATTTATTCTTGCCTCAAGTTTGCCTGCATCAACATGCACGTTCTTGTCAAACAAGTTTGGGCAAACAATAAAAATACCCATGGTCTCTGCACGTAGGCCCAATGGGTTTAAAAATGCATCTGCCACTGCTCGTGTAGCATCTAACTTATGATCTAATGTGTGCTCCGGATTAAAATATAACCGTCGATCATTTTTGTGCTTTTCTAGTAATGCTTGCACAACACCACTTTGCAATGCTACCTTGTCTGCTTCTGGTAAGGTTAGTGTCAGCGGAATAAAGTAATCAGGATTAAGGATTGGTTGTGCAGTAATGTCCATCACTTACTTATCTTGCTCTAGCACTAGTTTGCAAGTGGCCATGAACTCGTCGTATGCCTGCTTGACCATTGGATGCTCTAACAACTTATTGGCTTCATTTTCCATAGCACGTAAGCCTGCTTCGGTAACTTCTCGAGCACTAGGCAATTCAACATAGTAACGATCACTGTCGAACTCCTTGGCCAAGGCCTCCCATGCTGCCTTTTGCTTTTCAGTGATGGGCTTGTTATGCGGGCGCATTTCGCTGGCACGGACCAGTGCAGAACTCATGGCATCTTCTGCATACCGCCCGGCGGCAATCATAGGAGCAAGTGCGGGCTCAATGTTAAAGCGACGACTCTGTCCGCCAGGGTAGCACATGACTAGGTGGTTACCTTTGGGGAAACCATCTAGCAGGTTGCTGTCGTATTCTTGCACTGGCACATACTTACGTCCAACCTTTTCATAGTAGATCTTTTTCATTAGACACCTTAGTTTGCATCAATGATGCGATCAAAGCCTTCTTTGGCGGTGGGATACTCAAAGCGATTAATCATGTCTTGCACAATTTCATCTGGAATATTCTTGCCTGGACGGTCTAGCATTTTTGCATGTTGCTCGGGTGCAGGAGTTTTAAACACTACTGCTACCTTTGTATAGTGCTTGGGTGCCATTCGTAACTTACGGGCACGGGTTTTTGCTGTTGTGCTGGTTTGATCCCAAATTACAACCTTGTTGTTCTTAAATGCATCAATTGCTGTTTTTGTCATAAGGTCAAGTGCAATTGGCATGTAGTCTTTGAACACTTCAGAATAGGTCTTGCCTACACTCTTTGCATATTGTTCAACGTGATTGTCTGTGCTAACAATCACAGTGTTGGTCCAGTCAAACATTTGCTTACCAATCCAAGTTGTTTTACCGGAGCCAGGGACTCCTACTAATACATATAATGTGCTCATCGTTGTGCAAGTTTTAAATTAAGAACAAAGTTTTCTACAGTCAGCTTGGTAAGAACAGCTTGGATTGTAATGCTTTCATCGGGGAATGATTCAAGTATTGAAATCGCCATCATGCGATACGCTTCTTCTTCATCAATGGCCAGCATGCCCCAATCAATTGGATCTGTTACTTCAACTTCTTGTGCAAGAGCGACAATAAGATCAACAATATCACTGTTACTCATTATTTCTTTCCTTAAGACGTTCTTGGTGTTCTGCTTCATGCGTATCACACAATGTACGAATCCAACCACCACTTCTGCGTTTACCAACAGCACCACATTCTTCGCATGCTGTACCAGCCCAGGCTTCTGCCATACGTACCATGCCGCTGATCTGATCATCACCGCCATCGTAATAAAAACGTAGGCCGCCAAACTTTTCTTTGATTTGTGCTACAACTACTTGCGGCACAACATCTGTGAGTGGTTTGTTGTTGTTCTCTTGCCATTCACGATTTTTATGGCTCCAATCAATGTGGGCCTGAATGTTAGCACATAGACTTTCAATAATTGGCCACCAACCTTGGCTCACTGCAAAACCCCCGTAAGGCTCACTAAACATTTTGGGATATGTTTGTTCCATGCGTTGAGCAAACGCTTCGTATTGTTCTTCAGTGTACATGATTATCTCAATATATTAAAGAGGGGTCAGACCCCTCTTTTGTTATCAAACGTTTTCGATACCGTTCAGCTTCCAGTCTTTGCCAAACTTTTCGTAATGCCAGACTTGGTTAATTTCTTCGCCGTCAGTTTCAAAGAACTTGTACCAAATACTAAACTCAGTGTTGTTAGCAAGACGTACTTCGTGACTTACATTCTTGATAGTAAGACCACTTGGTTGCAAGTTCATAGTCAATTCATCTACAACATCAGGGCCAAGCAATGCTTGCAGTGCAGTTACTTCAGCAGTTGCAAACGCCTTTTGAATTGTCCAGAATTGTTGTGTTGGGTTAAAGGGTTGAGTACTCACGCCACGTTCCTTGTTAACATAGTTGCGAACCAATTGAAAACCTTTGTAGAAAATCCATGCAATGCCAATAAACAATGCAACTACAATTACGAAACCAAACAAATCAGCGATAAAACTCCACACGGTATACTCCTTTTTAGGGGCACTTGGCATGCCACCTGGGTTAAATGATTGATCACTGATGCTACTACCAGGACCACTTGATACAACTCCACTGCCACTTGGTGTGCCATTGTTGATTACTGTAGTGCCGCCTCCATGGTTGCCGAACAATGCATTACCAAGAATTGTACCAGCAAATGATCCGCCTAGCGAACTCATAAATGTACTACCGTTGGTAACTTGCGGCTGTGGAACAGCCGGAGCACTGTATGTTGGAGTAGGTGTATAATTTGGACTATAAGATCCGCTACTGCCAGTGCTTGTGCCAGTAGGTGCAGGCTTTGTTGCCGCTACATCATTACGCACTCCATTGGAGACTTCACTTTTGCGCACACCTACACTTGATGTAGTGCCGCCGATGCCGCCGGGCTTACTTGGGGCAGGTGCTGCCGCAGGTGCTAGTGCCGGGCGAGGTGCCGGGGCACTTGAAAAACTTGACTTTGATGAGGACGAAGAAGACGATGAAGATCGGCTGCCGCTGGAGCTACTGCTACTTCGTCCGATACTGCCAGCGAATGATTCTGTCACTGTTGCAAACAATGTGCTTGCAATGATTGCCGAAGCAAGAAGTTTGTTAAGCTTCATAAGAACTCCTGTTTAAAAACTTTATTATAGCGTCAATTGGCGTACTTGTCAACCACAAAAAGAGGTCCGTTGCGGACCTCTTTATTGTACTACTTTTTACTTAGATTGCGATGCCCAAGGACTGAGCCTTGTATGCCAATGCAACCATCTTGCGGCTTGCTTGACCATGTTGGTATTCAGTAACCTTAACGCCATTACCGGCAACACGTTGCTTTGCATAAACTGCATAACCACGCTGACGAATCTGGGAGATTGTAGCTGTTGGGTTAGCAATACCAAAACGCTTGGCGATAGCGGCTTCACTCAATGTCTCACCGTTCAATACGAGAGCTTGAAACAGTTTGTACTGCTTTGTGGTTTCATCAAATTTCTTCAACATTTTAAGTTTCCTTGTATAATACACCTTGCATCAATGCTGTGGTGGTATATTGATTATAGCAACATTAAAGCAGAAAGTCTATATGGTTCTTAGCCATATAGACTTCTTTTGGTTAAACTAGTTCAAGTTATTTGGTGTTGATAAATTCGTTTAAGACCTTTGCTTTGGCAATGATCTCAGCTTCTGTAGGAAAGGCTTTAAAGGTCGGTGTTGGTGGTAAGGTGGTATTTTGGAAGCCTGCGGCTTGTGCTTGTGCGTGAGCAAAACTGACTTTGTTATTGTAGTCTGACATCACTGCATCGCGTTGAGCATGCCAATCTTGTTCTAGCATTTCTTTTGCCATCTTCAGTAGGTCAAGACGGATCATGTAGCCATTTGTAGCTGTTGTACTCATTATAGTTCTCCTGTGTTTGAGTGTGTATGCAAACTGTTGTCTGCAAAGTAATTATAACATACATGTCATAAGAAAGCCACCAATTACGGTGGCTTTGACAAACTAATTTACTCTAAATTAGAATGAACGTGTGTAGCTAAGTGTCGTAGCAGTTTCTGCTCCGTCTTTCTTAGCAACGTCATAACCTACACCAATGGTGTCCTTCTTTGTCACGGCATAAGATAAGCCAAAGCGTGTAGTGTCACTGCGATCAGCTACGCTTGACGAAAACGCATCGCGATAACGATATGCAACACGAGCAGTTAATGCATCGGTAACTTTGTAATTGATACCTGGTTCAATTGAGAAATACTCAGTTGCATTAGATCCAGACACTGTTTTTTGACCAATACCGCCACGAACGTTTGCACTAAATGCACCTGCTGTGAATACTGTACTAGAAACGCCAACTTCTTGACGAACAGAAGTAGCATGAGTCGTATCATTGCGACTGTTGATAACACCTACGTCACCTGTTAGACCATAACCAAGTCCAGTACGAACTGTTAGACCTTGACGGTGAGTTTGTTGGCCATTTACATCTGAATCAACGACAGAGCCGCTGAGTGTAACAGATGTTTGGGCACTTGCCAAACCAGCGGCTGCTGCCAAAATAGATGCTAAGATAATTTTCTTCATTTGAGTTTCCTTGTAAAATAAGATAATTGACTGGGTTTAAATTCCAGCTGAAATACTTATAGTGCTTTACTGCTTACTGTTTGCCATTCAACGCAAGTTTGGTACCTGACAAAAAGTCATGCTGTTCTTGTAATCTAGTTCCGTGCCAAGACGCAGAGTATGGTTTTCTCAAGTGTGGTATTGAAGTCCATATATTTGTTGCATCTTCGCTTGCGGCAAGAATCTTTCCAATCTCTTGGCGTTGTTGTGCAGGCATACTAGACTTTGCTAATACCAAATTAAAAATAGGAGGGACATGAATTTGATACTCGGCTAAAGTTTTTACATTTGGTACAGTTGCAATACGCGATGGACAATGTACTGCTAATAATTGTAGATTGGGATTCTCGGACAAATATTGGTGATACTTCTTTGGAGGACTAAAGGCAAAGTTAATACCGTGATTGCCAACAATTGCCAAGAAACCTTCGTCATCGGATTTAAATGCTACAAATTTTGGTATGAACCCATAACGTTTTGATAACTCCACCGCTGTTGTATATGCTGGCGATGCAGGTGATAGTGTGCCAACAGTTATCTCTTTCCCCCTGTACGCTTCGAGGCTGTCAAGTCCTTTGCTTGTACTACCAACATTTGTAATAACTCCAGTACAAATATCATATCCAGTTTCTTCGACAGCCGCGTAATCCTTGAGAGATATAACGCCATTACGGACGTGGCCAAGAAAATGTGGGCCCACGCCCACTATCCTGTTATTTGCTTCCTTATCAAGAGTCTTAACTGCCAACAAGCCATTTGCGCCAGGCTTGAAGTCAAGTATAAACTTGTATTTTGTTTGATTTGCATTAGCATGTTCCAATGTAGCTACCAATGATGGTATCAGTCCAAAGTTCGGGCCAACACCAACAGTGTAGTATATATTAATAGGCTCTGCTTTAGCCACAAGTGCGAATACTAGTGCAGTGATAAACAATAATATTTTTTGCATAACATATCTTTCTTTAGTATAGTGCGCTAGAATTGGCTCCTAGCGCACACAATCATTGTAACTTTTATATTGGATAAAGTCAATATTGTTTAACAATGATTGAGCTAATTACTCGCGTATGTATTCCCGTTTGCTATCATACTCCTGATAGTAAGGTTCATTTGGCTGCAACACTCTAAACTCATTTGCATAAGTCAATGCCGCAATCAATGCTTCTTCCTTGTCAAGCAAATCACATACCACAAAGTCACTTCCACATGCTCCCTCGACGTTTTTAAAAGCACTGTGACGGTACTCGTTGTTAGACAATGCATCATGAAACTCGTTGCCATATGAAAATAGGACTCGTGTGATTCCTAGCTTCTGATTTCGCAGACGAGCTTTATCAATAATGGTAAGTTTGGAAACTGTAGCTTCGTTGGCGTCATTAATTGTTAGCAAACAATTCTTTACCTTGATACTACCTTTGGTATGCGGGTTATCACTGGTTTCCTTGGTACTCCAAGGTACAGTACAATCCACATGATTGACATATAACGTTTCGCCATGAAATTTTAAGACCCACATGGGAATGGTCTGGTCCGTTAAGTGTGCTTTGTTAAAGTGGAACACTACGTCCTTACATGCGTATTCAATCTATTTTGTCATTTTTAAAATCCTTTATTTCTTTTTTAGCTTCTTTTACACGTTCTTCGTGTTTGGGGTTAAAAAGCATACAGCACTTACAGCTTAATAAATGCGTTGTCTTGCCGTTTAGTTTGGCATTGGCAGCGGCTGTACCGTGATATATGCTTTTCATGCGTTATTTATGCAAAGATTTCTAATGCCGTGCCGCATTCGGTGCAAAACTTAGCGTTAGCTTTGTTTTGTTTGCCACATGTGACACACTTTGGTTTACGCTCTACTGTGACTGGTTTGAGCACTGGCTTGTTGTCAGGCGTTTCGCCCAGCAACTTTAGAACAATGGTATGCTTTTCGGCTTCCATTGCACCCATGGTAACTGTTTGAAACTTTTGTGTGCTCTTGCTACCGGGCACGGTGATGCCAACATCGTTCATAGAACGAGGCATTTCTGCATCCATCCAGTCCATAGTAGCCATGCCATCATGCATTTCCATCTTGTTGACAATACCATTGTCTGCACAATACTTGTCTACTGCGGCAGATGCGGCTTGTGCCATCACTTGTCCGTTTTGGCTAAAATCAACTCCACGCAATGCACCATTGACATTTACTTGACTGTAACTGCCAAATGCTTGACTGAACTTGTCTGTGGTTCCTGGATACTCACTCGGACCAGTACTTCCAACGATTCCACCGTAGTTGCCGTACATGGGACCAAAGATAGATCGCTTTTGCCACTCAGGTAAATCTGCAACACGCATTGGTGGTTTTTCAAATTGAAATTCAATACGGACAAGTCCGTCCTCCAACTTCACACCACGTGGGCCATCTTCAATGGCTTGTGTGCGTTCAATAAACTTGAAACGATTACCTGCTGACAGGTTGCCGTTCTTTACGTAACGCTCAAGGTCTACTTCTTGACCTGCATTGAGTACAAGGCCGCCCTCGATAACATCTTCACCATCAATAAAGATGTTTACTAATGCTCGAGTTGTGTTAAGGTTCTTGATTAGAAAACTATATTCGCTACCAAATGGAATATAGACTGTGTCCTTGAATTCACGGAGGATCTTGCCGTTTGCTTTTAGACTCGCAACGAGTTTTGATTGATACATCATCATTCTTCCTTTTTACTGGTCACTGTCTAAGACCATAGTTATTAAAGACAGTTGGTTGTAGCTCTGCTACAAAACTATTTAGTGGTGCCGGTCTGTTCCCGACTGCCATCTAAGTTACATTTTGATACTCTTGCCTGCCCACGGATTTAGCTAGCTTACCGTGCAACTCATACTGGATTCAACTTAGAAAAGAAACCGCTGCCTTGGTACGCTGGACGGGGATCGAACCCGCTACATGGAGTTTTAGAGGCTCCTCTCATACCCTATGAGTTCCAGCGCAATGTAATTATTGTACTATAGAATAACACAATAGTCAATGATCAAGTTGTCCAAAAGAAACCCGCCGAAGCGGGTTTGGTTGTTTCTGTTACGAGGTATTTCCTACCCTAAGCGGAGTTTAGGCCACTAATGCGAAACTTGAATCGTTTGCAGTTATAGTTTTTGCTTCTACAGCCGGGAAACCCCAACCCTACGGCTTCTGCTTTGCCGAGCTGTCCACTCTGTTACTCTTTGCCCTGTCGAAACCATGGCAGGCCCATTATAAAACACACTGTCTACGTACTATGCCGTGTCCAACAGGAGTAACGGTTATATTTTCGCTCAATGTGTTTTATGGTGGACCTGGCGGGAGTCGAACCCGCGTCCAGAACACTTTTCTCTTTGCTTCATACAGCAATAACTTACAGTATATATTTATTTGACCTGCTTGTCAAGTCTTAGATGAATTTAAATAATCCAAAAATTGAGCCGTCTTTGTTACTGTATGCAAGATAGTTAGCGTGTGGTGCGCCAAAATCATTTGACGAGCCAAACCATTTTGCTTCGCGATCTTCTTTGGATACATCAACCCAGGTACCTGTACCATCTGCATTACCATCAACATCTCTGTTTAGTACAAAACGCTTTGTATCACAGGAAACAAGATTGTACCACCATACTTCTTCGTTTGGCGATGTTGGTTCTGTTTCTCCTGAATACACACGTTGTTCGGCTGCAAAGTAAAGTGTAGTGCCTGTTGGATATGTGCCTTTGCGTTCTAGCGCATACGTTTCATTAAATGATCCATTGGCATCTTCTAATAACTCGTATGTTTCTAATCTTGCAAGGCCAAGATTAAAAGGCTGTACGTTGCCAAGTGTATCTTTGCGTGGGCGCAAGTTTTCATCAACATAGCAAATAAAGAATTCTTCTGCTACACCTGCGCCACTGATGTCTATAGATGGAATGCTAAATGTATGAGCATAGCCCCTGTGTAATTCTACTGTGGGGTTCGCATTTAAGTAAGTGTCTTTACGGCCATTAACCACTTGCTCGCTGGCATCACCTGCTACTGCCCAGCACTTACGATCACTGATCCAAACAAAATCAAATGTTGTCTTAGGAGGTTCAATTGTTGCTCCATTTAATGGATTGCCACCAGTGTCTGCGGCATCGCCTGATACTACTGTAGAAGTATAGCCAACTAACTTACCGCAGTAATCATATACAGGTTCTTCTTGTGCATAATAGGGATCTTGTGGCGTTAGTGCATTAACTGCTAAACTATACACTTCAGGCCCTAATATTGGCAACCAAGGATTGGCATTTGTTATACCATCTGCCTTGACAGGATAACTGCCTGTTTGCTTCATACTGGCTACCAAGGTCTGTGCTGTTGCTGTTGCACTTTTTAAGTTTGGTGCATCAGCTGGCGGATAAGGTGGGTTCCATTGCACTGCTGGAGGGCCAGCTAATGTTGGACCGCCACCTGGTACATATGGCTTGCCAGTTGTTAGATCATGCTTGTGGCGAAAGTCTGGGAACAGTTGGCGATTGATTGATTTGTCAAGTGCTTTACCAACACCTTTAAGTCGCTTGGTAAGTGCATCAAGTTGGTTGCCAGGTATATCACCCATCTTGCCCACGTGCTTGCTTATGCTTCCTAATATACTATCTGGGTTGTACCCGCCGCCAAGTCCAATGCCTCCGTTACCGTCCAAGCAAACTGACGGTTTTGCTAAACGACCTAGGTCATTTAAGATTGCATTCATCTCGCGAAATTCAGCATCAATCACTTGACTAACAACATCAGGGATCTGCGGGGCTCTTAGCGGGATAGCACACATGCCGTCTAGTGCTAATAAACTTTGTACTTCGGCAATGGCTGCATTAACTCGAGCAAGTGTTTCAGGAATACCCGACATTGCTTCTGCGGCTTTTAATTGATCTTTGATATTATCTAATTCGGCTTTTAAATCGCCTAAGCCTGCTAGCCCGGCTTCTTCTGCAATCTTGTTTAAGTCAAAATTTACACACAGCAACGGACCTTTGAGCATGTTGTTGATGCCACCAAATAAGATGGCACAAATAATGTCTTTGATAGGCTTGTTTAGAATGCCTTTGGTTGCAACACTAACGCCGGGAATAACTGGGATATTTGCCATAGTGTGTTACTTATGCTTCTTCTATACGCTTCTTTAGTTCGCACTTTAGATCAATATCACCTTTGGTGCGTCTTGCAAGTATGCCGGCCAATATGCCTGCTGTTCGTAATGCTCCATACTTTCGTATCATTGTAACTGTAAGATCAAACCACAGTTTTTCAATGCTGGCATGTTGATCGTACTTCATTACGCCCACTTTAAATCTGGTGGCAGACTTGTTCCTGCTTTACCACCAACTTGTTGATAAGGAGCAGAACCAGATCTAGCAACCAATACTGCTACGCTTGCAGGACTATTTCCGCCGTGTGCCACATGTACCCAACGACCTTCATAGATCAACTGACTAAAGGAGCCGCTCATGTTTTTACCAATGTACTTAAATAGGTCCTTGGCCTTTTCTGATGGATCACCTTGTCCCAGAATTTGAATATCTGTTGCTCGGCCACATGGGTGGTCACCGATGCTGTTCTTAGCTCCTAACGTCTTATCATATGCTGGTGTGCGGTACCCGGAACTAATTGTAATTTTAAACCCAGCGTCAATTAACGGATCTAAAATATTCTTGCATATCTTTTGCCAGTTACATGCAATCTGATTTGCTGTTAGATTGGCCTCAGGATTAGGAACCGGCTTGTATTTCATATGAGAATATTTGAAATACTTGCTACATGGCTTGTCCCATAATGCATCAGAGTAGTCTTCGCATCCCTCAGGTGGGTTTGGGTTTTCTTGTGGAGGAGGGGGTTGCTGTCCTTCGCCAGCACCGGGGCCCATTGTTTTAGCCATGTCAGCACTGGCCGCGGCATGACCCTCGGGTGTATTAGGGTAATAAATTACCCCGCTTTCTGTTGTTAGTCTTGCGCCCGAACCAGGCGCTTTTGCATCGCACATAATGAAATCTCCCAGCTATTTATGGGAGATTTCATTTTTAACCAATATGTACGTCTGGGCTACCTTCTGCCCTACTATGCCCACATTCGTCGGCATCGCCTGCACGATTTACAGGAACACCCCCAATAAACACTGTAGGACTACCGTTTGCTGTTACAGTAGGTGGATGCAAGTCGTGACCACTTACACCACTTCCATCAATACTGGCCGGTTGCCCATTGACATATACTGTACCTTGGGCAACATCTTCGATGACTCCGCCGCCATCGTTAGCATCACCCTGACGATGTACTGCTGGCATTAGAACTTTAATCCTGCAGGAGCAACTTGAATACCACTCATTGCAGAGCTGTATTGATCAGCAAGTTCTTTATCAGTATTTGCAACGCATACAACTAGAGCCTTGTTAATTTTTAAGTTGCGAGTGTTAGCTGGATTAACCGTCATCAAGTATGGAGTAAGTGCTGGACCACCCTTAGGACCTACGCTTAGTGTCACTGGACGATCAATAGTGTATGTTGCACTGTCATCATCTTTGTAAGTACCAATAAGTTCCTCACCTGAACTCATCTTAAGAGTTACTACATCACCATCACGTTTAACATCAATTAACATTTTTTTCCTTAAAGTTTAAATCCAGCAAAGGTATCTTTGCTTACGTCTTGTTTAATACCACCGATAACATAACTTTCAATTTCTGTTTCCTGTGGTGCTACTTGCAATCCTTTGCTACTTGTCCAATGGTCAGTCCAAGGTAAAGGATTATCATTTGCACTGCGGTCATAACGTGTTTCAACGCCAAGACCTTTTAGTCGCTTGTTGGCAACGTGCTCAACGTACTGGTGCAATAGTTTTGCGTTTAAGCCAACAATAGCACCGTGACTAAACAAATAGTCAGCCCACTCTTTTTCTTCGGCTACAACCAAATCATAAATTGCGCCAATCTCTCCAATCAATTCGTTGGCAATTTCTTGCATCTCTGGATCATCACCTTTGAACCAGTTCTTGATAATGTGAGTAGTGATGCTTAGGTGCTGACTTTCGTCACGGGCAATCAAACTAATAATCTTGGCCGAGCCTTCCATCTTCTTTAGTTCGCCAAACGCAAACGAGCAAGCAAAGGATACATAGAAGCGAAGTGCTTCAAGTGCATTGACATTGACCATTGCCAAGAACAGCTTCTTCTTGACTGCTCGCAAGGTACCTTTGCCAGCATAGAAATACTGCCCTGCTACTTCTAAGAACTCGTCATATGCTTTAGTCACAGACTTTGCACGAGCAATAATCTTTTCATCGTCAAGGATAGTGTCAAACACTTCACTTGGATTTGAATAAATGTTCTTGATAATGTGCGTGTAACTGCGGCTATGAATGTTTTCAAAGAACTGCCATGCGTTCATACAACCTTCAAGTTCAGGCAGTGAGCAAAATGGCATGAACGCCATTGCTGGGCCGCGACCTTGCACACTGTCTAGTAAAATCTGATACTTTAGGTTAGCAGTAAAGATAAACTTTTGTTCATCACGGAAGTCAAGATAGTCACTGCGATCTTTTTGCAAAGACACTTCTTCGGGGCGCCAAAAGTATCCCAACTGTGTTTGTGTTAGCTTATCAAACACCGGATACTTGAAAGTGTCAAATCGTTGGGCATTGAGTGCTTCACCAAAAAACATAGGTTGTTTGGTAAAATCTACTTTGTCCTTATTAAAAACTGTTGCCACTTTCTTGTTTCCTTAAATTGTGCAGGCTTCACAAGCCTCTGAGTCGTCATCATTTACTTGTTGTAATTGTAACATAGGTGCGGATGTTGTGTCAAGTGTGTCTTCGTCCTCACCTTTCATGTCGTATGTGTTATGGTAGTATGAAGTCTTCCAACCCAACTTGTAAGTTGTCAATAAGTCACGGAACATGATACTCATTGGCACTTCGTTGTTGGGGTAGTGTTTTGGATTGTAACTCCAGTTACCCGAAATAGCTTGGTCAAAGTATTTTTGCATTGCCGCAACAATCTTTACATAACCATCTTGGACACCATCTTCGTACAAGTATGAGTAATTGTTCTTTAAGCTGCCGTATTGTGGAACGATTTGCTTCAACGGACCTTTCTTAGACTTCTTAGTGCTCATTGCCGCACGTGGAGGTTCGATACCGTTGGTTTCGTTACTAGCAACAGAGCTAGACTCGCTTGGCATCTGTGCGCTTAGTGTGCTGTGGCGCATACCATGTTCAGCAACTTCGCGGCGTAGCAATTCCCAATCGTAGTGCAAGTCGGTTCCCAAGAACTCATCTACATCACGCTTGTAAGTGTCAATTGGCAAAATACCCTGGCTGTACTTGGTACGACTAAAGTATTCGCAAGGACCTTTTTCCTTTGCAAGCTCAACGCTGGCTTTGATCAAGTAGTATTGGAACGCTTCTGTTAAACGATTGACTGATTGGGCGGCTTCAATGTCGGAGTACTTTAGACCTTTCTTGGCCAAGTAGTGTGCAAGACCAATATAACCAATGCCAAGGCTACGACGAGCCTTTGTAGAGATTTCCGCGGCAATAACTGGATAACGCTGATAGTCAATGATCTGATCTAATGCACGAACTGCAAGCTCAGTTAAATTCTTCAAGTCATCTAATTCGCGTACATTGCCTACGTTGATCGCACTTAAAATGCAAAGTGCGATTTCGCCTTCCTTGTCATCTAACGATTGAATAGGATCTGTTGGCAATGTAATTTCTTGACACAAGTTGCTCATACGCACCATGTCTAAGAAACTGCTGTGGCTATTGCAGTGGTCAATATTCATGATATAAATGCGACCAGTTTCTGCACGTTCCTTTAGCAATTCTCCAAACAAAGCCATGGCCTTGACAGTCTTCTTAGAGATCAAAGGATCTTTTTCGTACTTGACATACAACTCGTCAAACACTTCGTTGTTGCCAAATGCTTCGTATAGTCCCGGAACATCGTGCGGGGAGAACAATGTAATGTCACTGTCGGCCAACAAGCGTTCGTAGAAAATCTTGCTTAACTGAATAGAGTAGTCTAGCTTGCGTACACGATTGTCTTCAGTACCTTTGTTGTTCTTTAGTACAATAACGTCTTGAATTTCTTTGTGCCAGATTGGAAAGTGAACTGTAGCCGAGCCACCACGAACTCCGTTTTGTGTGCAACTACGTACAACTGATTCGTATACTTTCAAGAATGGGATAACACCGGTGTGTGCAACTTCACCGCCACGAATCTTAGAGTTGATGGCACGAATGCGACCAACGTTCAAACCAATACCAGCACGTTGAGCAATGTAATAACCAACAGCAGAACTGCTGTTAAAGATAGAGGGTAATGTATCGTCAACGTCAACTAATACGCAAGAAGCAAACTGACGAATAGGAGTACGCACACCACTCATAACCGGAGTAGGGATGTTGATCTTAAACGTAGAGATAGCATCGTAATAACGACGGATGTAGCTCAGGCGCTTGTCAGCTGGATATGTCGCAAACAGTGTTGCGGCAATCATCATGTACATGTATTGTGGTGTTTCGTAGATGTGTCCATTGCTACGATCCTGAACAAGATACTTGTCCACTACTTGACGCATGCCTGCGTATGTGAAGTCTAGGTCACGTTGATGATTGATATAAACATCAAGCTGGCGCCATTCGGCTTCTGTGTATTGCTCCAACAGCTCAGCATCGTATACGCCTGCGGCTACGTTTTTCTTTACTAAGTCATACAATGGGATATAATCAAATTGTCCAAATACAATTTTACGAAGACCGTATAGCAATAAACGTGCGGCGGCAAATTGATAGTTTGGCTTTTCTAAACTAACTAAATCACTTGCACTACGTACAAGAATCTCTTGGATGTCGCCGGTAGTGATGCCATCGTTGAACTGCAAGTCTGCGTTCATTTCAATTTGGCTTACACTAACTCCTGCTAATCCTTCACATGCTTCTTCTACCATCAAGTGGATTTTGTTAATGTCCAACGGCTCTTTGCGCCCGTCTCTTTTAATTACGTTAATTGTTGATTTGCTCATATTTTCCTTTAATCCAA